TTATCAGCTAAGATACTGGGAAGCGTTTAACTACATTAAATATGAGCCAGGACATCACTTCATGGAGCACCACGATAATGGATTTTCTTATAACTGTGTAGTATCATTGGTTGGTTATTTAAACGATGACTACGAGGGCGGAGAGTTGTATTTTAGACTCCAAAAGCTAGACATTAAACCGCAAGCTGGAGATCTATACATATTCCCTTCAAACTACATGTATCCTCATCAGGCAAAAAAGGTTCATAATGGAACTAAGTATTCAATTGTAACAATGCTTGATTATAGTGAAAAATATCACACACCAGAGCTATATAGGGAGACTGGCGATTAATGGAGCCGATTTTAAAAGCTTACAGGATGGGAACAAAGTTTTTAAATCTTGATCCACTTCCAGTAAGAAGAGAATGGATGGATGCAACTCCAGATAAACATGCTTATCATTGCTATCCAGTAACAACAGCAAATACAATTGGTTGGTATTTATCCTGTCCAGAAGATATAGTTTTTACTTGGAATGGAGTTGTTGACACTACTGACTCTACTGTAAAAATATTAAAAGGAGAAGATTGGTGTTATACAGGCAGAGGACAAGCATCAATAAGTTTTAAAACTGGATTGCTATTTAGATCAAATCAAACAACAAGCCTGCTTGCTGTCAATCCACCAAATTATTTTAATAAAAACTTTGAAGTTATAAGCTCACTTATATCTACATCTTTTTATCCAAATGAGTTGCCTCTTGCAATACAAGTACGTGTTGCAAATGAGGAGGTTTTAATTCCCGCAGGAACTCCAATTGCAGCTATTTTGCCAATATCTTTAACCGCCTTAAAAGATCAATATATTCAAGTCGAAAATTTTATTATGACACAAGAATATGCCGATGCACAAAGAAGCTACGGTGAAGCATCTTTTGAGCATACAAAAAACGGAGAGTGGACAGACTGGTATAGAGATGCGGTAAACGAAAAAGGCGAAAAGGTTGGGGAACACGAAGTTAAAAATTTAAAGCTAGGTGTAGTGGTTAAATGACAAATATAATAAAATTTGTTACAAACAGAGATTGGCTAACGAAAGATAGTATTTCGAAACCAGAGCCAATAATAAAAACCATACCTTCGTGGTTTCGTGAAGCAGATAGATTTGCAAAAAAACCAGATGGAGAGTATTGGATAGGCCCAGATGGAGGCAAGGTTCCTACCTGGAAGGCATGCCCAGCTATATTTGATATTATGGGTACTGGATACACATTAAAAACTCCATGCGATATAGAATTTTATTTAGGTGATTTTAAATCAATTTCTGTAAAGGTTTCTGAAAAAAAGTATGAAGATTTTGTTACAAAACGTGATCCAATGCCTCAGTTTCAACATCCAGAAGGATATTACAGAACTCATTTTGCTTGGATGCCAGACTGGGCAGTAGAAACTCCAGAAGGTTATAGTGTTCTTTATACTCAACCTTTTAATAGATTTGAGTTGCCATTTTTAACCACAAGCGGTATCATTGATAATGATAAGGTTAATCTAATGGGTTCAATGCCATTTTTTATCAGAGAGGGATTTTCAGGAGTTTTACCTGCTGGTACTCCAATAGCACAAATGATTCCTTTTAAAAGAGAAGACTGGCAAAGTGAAATTATAATAGAAAAGCCTTCTGCTCTATATAAAAAAAATATAGAAAATTCAAAAAAGTATAGAGTTCCCGACGGTGGAGTGTATAAGAATTTAGTATGGTCAAAAAGGACCTACTCTTAATAGGAGATATAATGGATAACAACCTAGCTAACGATATGTCAAACTGGGATAACAGAAAGTCAATTACGCCTTCTGGGTTTTTTGGAAGCTCTGTCGAAATGATTCAGTCAAGAGAAAATTTTATGACCAAAGAAGAACTTGATTTTTTATTAGATGCTGCAAAGAGTATAACGACCTGGGATAGAACAGAAACACACTATAATGAAAACGGAACAATTATATACGATTCATCATATTGGGATAACAGGGTTGCTTCAAGGCCAATACTAGATAAAATAGATCCAAAGATATCTTTAGTCATTGAGGATATGGTTCAAAGGTTAAAATTAGAAGTAGATAAATTTTTTGATGTGGATGCATTGCCAACTAGTCCAGCTATTGTTAGATGGATGGAGGGGTATAGACAAGAACCCCATGCTGACAAAGAATTACATGTAGGACCAGATGCTGGCAAGCCAAACGATTTTCCTTGGTACGACCTAGCGGGGTTGTTTTATTTAAATGATGACTATGAGGGCGGAGAATTATATTTTCCAAATCAAGATATTAAATTTAAACCAAAGCCTGGCGCAGCGTACTTTTTCCCAGGAGATATGAACTTTATACATGGTGTAACGGAAATTACAAGCGGAATAAGATACGTAATTCCATTTTTTTGGACAATACTTAAACACACTGGAGATAGACAGCCATGAGTAAAGATATAGAATACATAGAAATTTATCCAAAAATAATTGTATATAGAAACGTTTTTGAAGATCCAGATCTATTTTTAAAAAAATCTTTAGAGTGTGAAGGATGGGAAGAATGGTATACATTTGGAACAATGTTATCTTTACAGGAATCCCCAATATCTTTTCAAAATTTTCCAACAAAAGAAGAATATGATAATGCTCGTGCTTGGGACCTAGGAGATAGCAATAGCGTTTTACGTGGAGAGCTATGTAAAGAGCTAGGCGATATATTTTATAATGTAACAAAGAATTACATTGAAAAATATCCAGACGAGTCTTTGCAAAACTGGATTAAGAATTCTGCATCAGTTAATAAATATTTTGCTGATGCTTGTATATCTGAAAATTATGCAATGAACTACCATACTGATTTTATTCAACCACTTAAAGATAATCCAGGTATAAAGTTTGGAATTACTACAACGTTCTACCTAAATGAAGACTATGAAAATGGAGAAATTTGTTTTAAGATAAATGATGAGTATGTTTCTCATAAACCTAGAAAGGGAGACGTTATAGTTTTCCCGTCAACTCCACCATATTATCATGCTGTAAGAAAAAATACAGGAAATGACAGATATATGATTAGGTCATTTTGGCAATTTCAATACGAAGGATCAGAAGAATGGCTAGACAATGAAAAAAAGTATGGTCCAGAAGTGTGGGAAGAAATGGAAAAGGAAAGATACAAGTCAGAAAAATTTAATGGTCAGTTTATAGCAGAGTCGTTACACCACCATTTTGGAAAAGATAACGGTAAATATTTATGAGACAGTGTACATGCGGAAGGTCAAATGCATACCCATACTGCGACGGCACACATAAAATGAAAAGGAAAAATATGAAAGACGGAATTATTGAAATACTTGATAAAGATAAATTTGTTGTTCTTCAGGACGAAGAAGTGCCACAAGAAAAAGCAGGTAAGCTAGGAGTATATACAAATAAAATTGTTGAGATACCAAACTTTATAGATCCAGACATTGTGCCAAAAATGATAAACTTTTTTGAAAATTGCGATGTCGAATGGGGAGATATTGCATTTTACGGTTCTTCAGGAAAAGGAATAAAAACAGATTCTGAAACAATGCAAAAATTTGGTTTACCAGATGAGTTTTTTGAAAAGTTAAAAAATAAATACAAAGAATCAGTAGAGTTGATCTTTGGAAGAGAAGTTAGGGCAAATACTTCACATGCTCAAAAATGGGACGTGGGCGGATTTGCAAGCCCACATTCAGATAATTCAGATAACGAAGGCAAGCCTAATGCTTTTGAAATAAATAAATATGTTGGAATTTTATATCTTAATAATGATTATGAAGGCGGAGAACTATATTTTTGTGATAAAGACAATGAAATGAAGCCATATTTGTCATTTAAGCCAAATGCGTACTCATACTACGTTTTCCCTGGCGGATATGAAAATATACATGGGGTTTCAGAAATAACAAAAGGTACAAGATATACAATGGTATCATTTTGGGATTTTGCAGATCTAGTTTATGATGATGAAACATTAGAAAGATGGAAAGAAGAAGAAAAGCAAGTAAGAATTGAACAGGCAAAACAAAAAGAAGAATGGTTAAAGGGTAACAAATATGCCTAATTTTTTATATGAAGATTTTGAAAAAATTTCTTATTATAAAAATGTTATTGACGACCCAAAATTTCTTATATCTTTAATAGAAAGATCTGACGAGAGCTTAGACGAAAATTCAAAAATACCCAAGTGGACAGAGTGGTCTGCAAGTGGAGATACTCCATATATTTTTGGATATCAAAAAAGATTTAAAGACAACCTTGAAAATGATTCAAATTCAGATGTAAGAAGAATTATTACGATACTAAACATGGCAATAGTTGGTGCATCTCAAGACTATGCAAATCGGCATTCTATAAATATTGGCACGTTAACTCCTCTTTCAGTAAGCAAATACTCAACTGGAAAATCAATGGGTCCCCACGTAGACGATTACGGAAATGGTGATGACCCTAATATTTCAGTTGTTTTATATCTTAATGACGACTATGTGGGTGGAGAACTGTTTTTTAGAGAGCAAGGCGTTAAAATAAAACCAGAAGCTGGAAGTATAGTTATATTTCCTTCGGTAGAACCATATTATCATGAGTCTTTGCCAGTCGAAAGCGGCATCAAATACATGGCCCCAGGTTTCTGGCGTAAATAAAAGGTGGTATAATTTAAAGATATGGGAACAACAGGAAAAGGATTTAGATATCCACAATATTCAGACACGCCAGACGTGCCTAGAGATCTTTCGTATTTAGCAGCAGATGTTGATGCTTACTTAGACGCTCATCCAGGCCCTCAAGGTCCTGCTGCAACAATTCAAATAGGAACAATCACTACGGTTGCATCAACGGTTCCTGCAGCAGTTACAAACGTTGGAACAGAAACAGATGCAATATTTAATTTTACATTGCCTAGAGGCGTAGATGGAATAATTGGTGGTGACGGTCCAGCAGGACCATCAAATGTACTTCAAATTGGAACAGTTCAAACAGGAGCTGCAGGTTCTTCAGCAGTCGCAACAATAACTGGTACATCTCCATCGCAAACATTAAATTTTGTTATACCTAAAGGTGATACAGGTGCAACAGGAGCAACAGGGCCACAGGGTCCAAAGGGTGATGCAGCAGCAACAATAAATGTTGGATCAACTACAACTGGTGCTGCTGGAACCAATGCATCAGTTACAAATTCTGGAACATCAAGTGCTGTTGTATTAAACTTTACAATACCACGAGGTGCAACAGGTGCAACAGGACCCCAAGGTCCAGCTGGAGCAGATGGTGCAGCTGCAACACTTGATCCAATTAATGGTCTTGCTTCATTTCCAGCTCCAATTCCAGGTTCATCGTACGGCGTTAACTCAAATTGGTTTCCAGTAGCAAATAATTATGTTTCTATAGGACAGCCGATTGACGCTGGATTAGGGGTAACTACCAACAAATTTTGGAAAACAATTTATTCCAACACTGGAACAATTAACACCTCAGATTTAAGATTAAAAACAGATATACAAGATTCCACCCTCGGACTTGATTTTATAAATTCTTTACGTCCAGTAAGTTATAAATTTATAGAAGGCGGAAGAGATCAATACGGTGACATTATTCCAGGTTCTAGAACACACTGGGGGTTAATTGCACAAGAAGTAAAATCTGTAATAGATACCACAGGCGTAGAAGATTTTGCTGGTTGGGTTCTTTTAGATAAATCTGATTCAAATTCAGAACAAGCGCTTAGATATGAAGAATTCATTGCACCACTAATTAAAGCAGTTCAAGAGCTTACAGCAAGAGTTGAAGCTTTAGAGGCTTAAAATGTCTTATAAGTATAAAATACTAAAAGACAATCCTTTAGCGCTTTACATGTTGGAAGAAGTTCGTTCAGGCGACTCTTCAAATTATACAAGTATATTGTCACAATTTGCAACATATCAAGACTTAAAGGATAATGGCGTTTCTTATGCTACATTAAGCGGAATGCCCGTGTGGGATTCTTCAGGAAACGGTTTTGATGGTTTTGCTACAGACGCCTCAGACAAAGAAATATTTCCAATTATATCAGGAGCTATAAGAGGAACTGAGGTTCGTCCTATTACAATTTTACATTTTCCAGTAAAAGGAATAGCAAATAGCACATATGCTGATGATGAGTTTTCCATAGAGGTTTGGGCATCTTTACCACAAACAACAAATGGGTCAATTCCACTTATTGCAGATAGTACAAATAATATAGGCTTATTTTATGAAAATGGAACAATAACATTTTCAGTGCAAGGACAAAGCATATCTCAAACAGTTGTAACAACAGAAGCACTTTATATAGTTGCATCATTTACAGCTTCTAGCATTTATTTATATATAGATGGAGTTTTAAAGCAAAATAAATCTTTAAATAATTTTTTATTTACAAATGATGTTGTAAATTTTGCGTGTGGCCCATCTAATGAAACTTTTGTAATTGATGGATTAGCATTTTATAAAAAAACATTATCTCAGTCTCAAATATTAAATCATTACAACGCAGGCAATGTAGAAACACCAACAACGCAAATTGTTAATCCAGACGGTGGTGTATTGTTCTCAATGAATACAAATAAAACAACAACTGTTTTTGAGTACGAATATCCCAAAGCTAAACCATGGAATTATTTTGCAGATTCAAATGTAGAGGTATCTTTAGATCAACAGTCTATTTATATAAAGCAAACAGATATTCCTTCTACAGCAAATTTTAGTTTTACAGATTCTATTGTTGTTCCAGATTATTTAAACATATCCTCATCTTTAATATTTTTTGATGACGATTCTTACGGCATAACTGTGGAAGCAAGCATAGATGAAACAAATTGGATTGAGTGTGAAAATTCTATGCCACTTCCATTTTTTAATAAAAACGATAATCAAATAGAAAACGTTTTATATATTAGGGTCACTATGACATCTTCTGATACAAGTAAATATTTTCCAACTTTGAGAAAAATTAGATTGTTATTCTTCAGCGATAAAGACTGCTATTCAGACAACTCTGGTGCAAGAGTTTTTTCAGATTATGATTATGGATTACCTCATAAAAATCATTTAAACCTATCTTATTGCAAAATGAATGGGTTAAAGATGTATGACGGACATGGGTTTAGTACAGACTATTCAGAAAATGTAAAAACTATTGAAATGATATTTACGCCAGATGGTGGCAGCAACGTACTATTTAGTACGCAAGATGCAATTTATGGATGGGACTCAAGCGGGAATATCTATTCGACAAATGTATTAAATGTACATATAAATGGAATAGATGTTACATCACACACAAATATCTCAGATCATTTTATCAGTGGGTACCAGCATCACGTGGCTATTGTGCTTGAAGACGACTGCGGTTTAAATATAAAGTTTAATCAAAATCAAGATGATTCTCAGTACGGCGGGGCCAATGTATATACTAACATAGCCCTATATGATTCTGAACTGCTAGAGTCTGAGCTATATAATCATTACCTACTATATACGGATAGATATTCGACAAGAATTAATGATACCAGCCTGTCACTAGCAGAGAGTGTTGCTGGACAGGACGGAACAGCTTTTTACATTGTAGAAAGACAACCTCTAGCGACAAATATATAGTTTTTTGTCACTTAGCCTGACAAAAAGATGGACTTTGATAGTATTTAATGGTAGAATAGAGACAGTATGGAAATATTAAATAAGAAATCTCAGTATATTGAAGAAACAACGCTAGGCATATACGTATGGGAAATGCCAGACGGACGTTGGATAGGAGACGACGATGGAAACTTCTTGTCAGTCACATCCAAAAAAGGAAACAAATCAAGAATGGATGCTTTGGCTAGAGAGGTTCGCTCGTACGGTATATATGAGGGCAGGCCTAAATTTCTTTCTGGACGCAGAAAGATTGACGACGAAGAGTACGAATATCAAAAACAAAGACTTGAGTGGGGATTGACCCCAGATCCTTTGGATATTGGCGTATACAAAGATTCTATTTTAAGGGACGGTAAAGTACAATGAGAGCAGAGTTTGTAGAAGACGATTATTCTCAAGATGATAATACAATTGAGATCTCAAACACTGGAGATTGGTTTTCTTTTAAAAAAGAAAAAGAGCATGACGACCCATTTAAAATAGGCATTGAAGATGTTAAAAAACTAAGAGGACTTGGCCCCACATTTAGAAGAAAAATTAGCAGAGATTTTTCAAAAGCATTTACTGGCGTAGGCGGAGTTTCAACTCAACAAAATCTATTACAACAGGCAATCACTGGCTATGCAATGTTTGACCTCGTTGAACCAACTTACAATTTAGAATATCTTTCACAAGTTTATGAAATATCAACATATAATTATGCTGCAGTTAATGCCAAGGTTTCAAATATAGTTGGACTAGGTTATACTTTTCATGAAACATCAAAAGCAAAAGATGCATTAGATCAAATTACAGATGATAAACAACTTGAGAGAGCTCGTGCAAAAATTAATAGAATTAAAATGGGCTTAGATAAATGGCTTGACGATTGTAATGAGGAAGAGTCGTTTACAGAAACCCTTATAAAGGCCTACACCGACCTTGAGGCGACTGGAAACGGTTACATAGAGATCGGACGTACCACAGCTGGAGATATAGGCTATATCGGTCATATACCAGCAAAAACAATGCGTGTACGACGTTTGCGTGATGGATTTGTTCAATTGCTTTATGGCAAGGCTGTATATTTTAGAAATTTTGGCGACCTAGAAACACCAAATCCAATTGCTGGACAAGAAGATCGTCCAAATGAAATTATTCATTTAAAGAAATATACTCCAATGAATAATTATTACGGTGTTCCAGATATTATTGCTGCTCAGCAAGCTCTTGCAGGAAATGAATTTGCTGGAAGATATAACCTTGATTATTTTGAAAATAAAGCCGTACCAAGATATATTATTACGGTAAAGGGTGCAAAACTTTCACCAGAATCAGAAAGAAAATTGCTTGAATTTTTCCAGGTAGGTCTTAAGGGCAAAAACCATAGATCACTTTATATTCCTTTGCCTGCAGATAGCCCTGATTCAAAAGTTGAATTTAAGATGGAGCCTATTGAGGCGGGAGAGCAAGAGTCTTCATTTAACATTTATCGTAAGACAAATAGAGATGAAATACTATTAGCACATCGTGTTCCAATAAATAAAATTGGTTTACCTGAAGGCGCTTCATTAGCAAATGCTCGTGATGCGGATAAAACATTTAAAGAGCAAGTTTGCAGACCTGCACAGGATAGACTTGAGAAAAAGCTTAATTATTTAATTGCTGAAAAGACAGACGTTGTTGAATTAAAATTCAATGAATTAAGTTTGACAGACGAAGAGACACAAAGCCGCATTGATGAAATTTATTTGAGAATGAAGGTAGTTGTTCCAAATGAAATTCGTATCAGAAAAGGAATGGTTCCAATTGAAGGTGGAGACGAGCCAGTAGAATTAAAGCCACAGCAGGTGGCAGATCAGCAAGCTAAGTCCACTGGAAATAGAGCTCGTGACAGAGCTCGTGCAAATAATGCCCCAGACAAATCTGGCGAAGGAAGAAATGCCAAGGGGGACGGACCTAAAGTCAAATAGGTTTACTCAACTGCTATTTGCGTTATAGTAAATAACCGTATAAAATTAAGCATATGAATATTGAAAAGGCCCATTGGTCTAGCAATGGCGACAATGTATATTTGTCGGTTCCGTTTGCTAAGGTCAATAAAGAAAAAAGAACCGTATCTGGATTTGCAACATTAGACAATGTTGACCAGACAGGTGACGTTGTACTTGCTGAAGCAAGCATAAAAGCTTTTGAAAATTTCAGAGGCAATATTCGTGAGATGCACAGCGCAACAGCTGTCGGTAAGATGGTTTCATTCAGACCAGAAACTTACTATGATCAAGACACAAAAGAGTTTTATAACGGAGTATACGTAGACGTATACGTTTCAAAGGGTGCACAAGATACTTGGGAAAAAGTTCTTGATGGCACTCTTTCTGGTTTTTCAATTGGCGGAAAGATTCTAGAAGCAGATAACGAAATGAACAAGTCAACAGGAGAGCAAGTTAGATTTATCAAGAACTATGAACTAATTGAATTGTCAATTGTTGACTCTCCAGCAAACCAGCTTTGCAATGTTCTTTCAATTTCTAAATCAAATGGACAACTTGTTTTTAAAGGAATGGCTGCAGAAGTTGTTACAGAAAATATTTTTTATTGTGAAGATAGCGATTCAATCTTCATGTCAACAGAAAAAACTTTTAACTCACCAATCAGCGGTAAGCCTGCAACATTAATTGGTTGGGTAGAAAGTTCAGATATAAATAAAGCGAAAGAAATAGATAAGATTCTTGCTTCATTTCAGAAGTCAAGATTACCGTTGCCTGAAGTACAAATAGCAAAACAGGCAAACGTAGAAGGAGGTAATGAGATGGAAAAGCTTAATGTTAACAAAGAAGCTGAAGCTGTAGTAGAAGCTCCAGCTGTAGTAGAAGAAGCTCTACCAGTATCAGAGGCGCCAGTTGCAGAGGCAACTGATGCAGATTCAACTCCTGCGGATGCAGTAGCAGAAGCAGATCTTGAAAAATCTGATATCGTTTCAGAAGAAACAACTCCTGCCGACTCCGTTGAAAAAGCAGCCGAAACAACAGAAGAGGTTGAACAACCTGATTTTGCAAAAATGCTAGGCGACCTAAAGGGCTTTTTCTCAGAGACAGTGACAAAAGCAACAGAAGCTAATGCTGCTCAGGTTTCAGAAATCAAAGAAACTGTTGAGGCATTCAGCAAGAGTGTAAATGCTCAAATCACAGAGTTAGCAGAAAAGCACACTGCACTTAGTGCAGCTGTGACAGAAATCAAGGGCACCATCGAAGGTGTTCAAAAGCGTGTGGATGCTGTAGAAGGCGAAACCGCAATTAAGAAGTCCTCAGATCTTGGCCGATCAGAGGTAGTAACAAAGTCAAATTCAAAATGGCACGGTGCTTTCCTCGGTTCCGTAAATGAAATCTTCAACTAATAGGGTAGGTGAAAATAAATGAGTAATGAATTGTTAGAAAAGGCTGCAGCAGCTGGTACAACAGTATCAACAGGCTTCGGCTCATCAACAGGTGGTTCAGGCGTTCACACAGCTTCCGAAAACGGAAATGGTGGTCTCCTTAACCCAGAACAGTCAGCTAGATTCCTAGACTATATGTTCGATGCTACCGTAATTGGTAAGGTTGCACGTACTGTCCGAATGAAAGCTGATACAACAGAGATTGATCGTATGTCAATCGGAGAGAAGCTTGTAAAGCTTGCATCTGAAGGAGAGAACACTGCTGTAAATAGCGGAGTAACTTTCTCAAAGATCTCTCTTACAACTAAGAAGCTACGCATGGACTGGGAGCTTTCAACAGAGTCACTCGAAGACAATATTGAGGGTGCAGATCTAGAAGATCACATTGCACGTATGATGGCAACACAGGCAGGAAATGACATCGAAGATGTTATCCTTAACGGTGATGAGGATCTTACAGGCGATGCACTTTACAAGTCTTTTGATGGCGCAGTTAAGAAGGCTAAGTCTTATGGTCACGTAGTTGACGCAGAGGGTGCTAATATTTCTCGTGCTGTATTTAACAGCGCATTGAAGGCACTTCCACGTAAGTACAAGCAACGTCGTACAGACCTTCGCTTCCTTTCTGGCTCAAACTTGATCCAGGATTATCTATACAGCACATCACAGAACATTCAGAACGTTAACCCACAGGATATTGCTTCTGGCATCATCCGTGGTGATGTTCCTGTTCTTGGTGGCCCAGCAGGATACGTTGCACCATACGCATTCGGTATCCCAATTGTAGAAGTTCCTCTTCTACCAGAAACACAGTCTGGCGATTATTCAGGCGCAGCTGGTTCACACGGTGACATCCACTTGACATTCCCAAATAACGTAGTTATTGGTATCAAGCGTGACGTAACTGTTTACCGCTTCTTCTGGCCTCGTAAGGACTCAATCGAGTACACAATGTATACTCGTGTTGGTGTTCAGATCGAGCAGGCAGACGCTTGGGTCGTTGTAAAGAACGTCAAGGTTGCTTCTTAATTAATTTAAGATAACCATTGGAGGCCCCCTAAATAAAATTAGGGGGCTTTTCATTTTAATTTGTTAATGCTATAATTAATGTACCTAGAGTAAGGAGAAAATATGTCATTTGACAAACTAAAGGTAGCAGAGCTGAAAACAATAGCAACCGAATTTGCTGTTGACACGGAAGGCCTAAAGAACAAACAAGATATAATTGCAGCGATGGCTGAAGAGGGCGTCACATGGGACGTATATCAAGCAACAATTAAAGAGGTTGCTGAAAATACAGAGGAGATCGAGATTTTGCCTAAGTTTAATGTTAAGGATGAGGTTCCAGCAGATTCTGTATTGGTTAGAATGACACGAGCAAACATGCGTTATGACATTATGGGTCATACTTTTACAAAGGACCATCCATTTGTTGCAATGCCTGAAGACCAAGCTCAGAAAATTTTTGATAAAGAGGGGGGCTTCCGTTTAGCAACGCCTAAAGAAGTACAGGAGTTCTACGGCTAAGCATTTTAAATGGCTGAGATTTATAAGGACCAAACAGCTCCAATAAAAACAAAAATATTTTGGGGCGGAGAGATAGTTGATGCTGATAATGATGACGTTATAGCAACAATCTATGATATAACAGAGGACAATACAATAAATCCAGCTGTTAATCCAAATACGCCCGTAACTGTATTGGAAGCAACCAAACTAGAAACAGATGCAGGAACGTATCAAATTGTTATACCTCTTGAATATTGTTTAAGAAATAGAAAGTTTAAGATCGTATGGTCTTATTCTGTTGACGGAAACGATGCAGCTCACACATATTATACAGATGTGGTAACTCCGTATGCAAACCTTTCAGACGTTTGGGAGGATTTAAATATTGGTACAGACCCATCTGATCCAAATTACAGAACGTATCATGAGATACAAATGGCAGAAAAGTATGCAAGAAAATTAATTGAAATTTATACAGCTCAATTTTTTTATCTATATGACGACACGCAGATAGTTTATGGTTACGGATCTGACATTTTGCCTATGCCATTTAAGGTACATGAAGTGCATGAGTTGTATGAAAATGACATACTCCTTGTTGATAAAATAAATAATGTAAACAACTGGATATATGATCCAATCATCTCAGAGTCTGGATTTGGTGTAAGGGTAAATAAACAGGATTTATACGACAATACAATTTACACCGCTAATGGATATATTCCTCCATCAATAAACGATAGAGGATTTCACGGAGCATTTAAAAAAGATGCAAGATACACCGTTGCAGGAAGATTTGGGTGGAGTTCAGTTCCAGACAATGTTGAAGAAGCATGTATAGTTTTAATAGGTCAGTTCTTCGAAAAAGACTCGGCATGGAGAAATAAATATGTAAAATCAATAAGTACATTTGATTGGAAATTTGATTTTATGGAAGATGCTCACAGAGGAACTGGAAATCTGTATGCAGATCAGTTGTTATCACCATATGTCCTCAATGGCATGGTGGCATTCTAAATGGACATCATAACCTCTGTAATGCCTATGCAGTTGGACGTGTATGTTCAATCTGACACACAAGATATAAACACTGGAGCAATTAAACGTGAGTGGAATTATTCATCAACAATAGATTGCCACGTCAAATCTGTCATAGGAAATTCAACTTCTGTTAGAGGAAGCGATCAGCAGGTTATAAATAACAAATACAAAAACGAACAAACTTTACAAATTAGAACAGTGTCTAAGTTAAGTTTAAGACAAAAAATAACTAATATAAGAAATAAAAATGGTCAGTATCTTTGGACTGAATTAGACTATCCTTCAGACACACCAACTGTGTTTGAAATTGTCGGTTCTACTCCAATAATGGATCCTTTTGGAAACGTATTAGGATATAACAGCAGCGCAAAGAGATCGGAGAATCAGCAAATTGGAATCTAATGTGGCTTTACTTCAAGCAGCCAGCGGTCTAGAAAGACTGATGGTTGGAGTGCCACAAAATGGTCCAATAAAAGATAGTACGGTTGCACAAGTATCTGCATTGCTTTATTATCAAGCAAATGTTCTTGCAAAGCTTGAACAAAACAAAGGTTTTCAAAAATTATTTAAAACAACAATATTTAATCAAATTGAAAAAGAGTTTGGTGAGTATGTTGATGCAAAAGCAAGAATATCTCCAAGATCGCTCCACCACGTGTACGAATGGAATAGAACTGGAAAGCCAACTTCTCGTTTGTTTAAATTAACTTCTACAAATGCTCCAGGTCTTGCTTTTAAGGTTAATTATGAATTTAAACTATCAAGATCAAATGTTCCATCAAAAAACAAAATGCAAAGAAATAAATATAAGTTTGCAAACAAGGCTAGAGTCATGGAAACAGGAATGCCTATTGTTATTAGACCTAAATCCGCAGAACGCTTAGTATTTGAAATGAATGGACAAACTGTATTTATGCCTAAGGGAGCTTCAGTACTCGTTAAAAGACCTGGCGGAAGCGGAGTAAAGAATCAATTTGATTTAGCTTATTCCAGATACTTCTCTGGAGAACTTGTAAATTCAGCAATTAAAAATTCAGGATTTCAACAGATATTTAGTACAAAAATTATTAAATCTTTAAATGCACCAGCATCAATTAAAAAGGTTAGATATTCCTTTTCCCCAAATACTATTAGAACAGAAGCTGATTCAGCTTTGATGAAAGAATTTGGAGGGGCCCTATAATGGCAGACTATTCAATAGACGCAATGTATGAAATCAGAAGACATCTATGGGATGAGCTTGTTTCAAATGATATTATAGATCCATCAGATTACTACCTTGAAAACATATCATCAGAAATAATTCCAATTTTGCCAGTACAGCAACAGGCAGAAATGGATCAATTTTTGAGCGGTAAGACTCACATTGTATATGACAAAATAAGCACATCCTATGAAGAAAATTGGATGATCTGCACTGAAAAGATGCTATTTACAATATACTCAACAGATTATAATCAAATCAATATAATTAGAAATTTAATGATAGACGTATTTAGAAGAATGGACGATTCTGCTAGGGACCTAAATGATTCAAGATCTACAGATAAGCTTAAGTTTCATAGCACATATGTTGCCGAAATAACCCCCACAGACCCTTCAGAGGAGATGCAGGGATTCCTGGCCTCAGATGTAATTTTAGAGGTCAAGTACTCAAGGACAACTGGTCAACTAGGACGATTTGACTAGTTTGCTTTGTGGCAGATTATACACTAAAATTAGCTAAGAGGAAAAAAGCCTAGCCAGCTTTTGAATTTGGAAATAAATATATATATATATTCATTTTACAGGAGGTAGTAAAACATGGCACAAAATACAGGTAATGCCAAAAATATTCTTGTCGGTGCTTCACCATTGTTTCTTTCAAACATTGACGTGACAGCTTCTGGATACGAAGACAATGCCGAACCAGGTACAGGCGACTATGCTTTTATATCTGGTGAATCTTTTACAAAGACTCTTAACGACATTGATCAGGTAGCAGGACAATTTGGATATCGTAACGTTGGTTATACCAATAACGGTCTTCAGGTAACATACAACCCATCATACGGTTCAGTTACAGTTGATCAGCTCCTTGACACAGCAAAGCTTTTCAAGGAATCTATGGAAGTTATGATTGCAACAGAAATGGCAGAAGGTACTCTTGAAAACGTTCTTGCAGTATTTGGTCAGCCATCAAATGGTGGATCAACAATTTCTTCAGCAAACACACTTATCACAAATTCAGGTACTGGAGATGCACAGATCGATAAATTGGGTATTGCAGCAGGTGCACTTGGAGTTGCTCCAACAGAGCGTCAGCTAATTGCAGTTGGACAAGCTCCAACATCTGAAGCAACAAAGACTGAGCGTGTATACTATGCACGTCGTGTTCTTTCTGTACAACAGTCACAGTTCTCTTTGGCTCGTAACGCAGCAACAACATTCCCAGTAACTTTCCGTTTGCTCCCATCAGGTATGGCAGGAAACGAAGGTCAGGAATATGGATTTATTGTAGACCGTATTCTTGTAGCAAACTAATAACTAAATAGTTATTTAAGGGGCCCCCTAAGAAATTAGGGGGCCTTCTACTTGTGCTCGTAAATACATTATGATACAATAAATGAGACGATCCTTAGGAGGATAAATTGGCAACAACAGTATACGACGTAGAAGAAATTACGTTACAAAACGGGAAGACCGTTAAATTAAAACCTCTTTCAATTAAAGAGCTAAGACGATTTATGGTTTCAATTCAAGGTATTGCACAAGTTACCGAAGAAGAAAAAACTTTAGATATTCTAATTGATGCATGTGCGGTTGCACTAGAAAAACAGCTACCAGACTTGGTTGCAGATAGAGATGCACTAGAAGATGCATTAGATGTTCCTACAATTAATAGGATCCTTGAAGTTTGCGGTGGAATTAAACTTGACGACCCAAACCTAACAGCGGCAGCGGCTCTGGCTGGTCAGATCTAGATCTTGCCGCTTTAGAGGGAGAAGTATTTCTCCTAGGACATTGGAAGAATTACCAGGAGTTAGAAGAAAATCTTTCAATGCCTGAACTCTTACAAACACTTAACTCTAAAAGAGATAAGGAGATGGAAGAGAGAAAGTTTCTAGCATCACTGCAAGGTGTTGAACTAGATGAACCTGTCAGAGAAAATAAAACTTTTGATGACATAAAAAGAAAGGCCCTTGGGATACACGCTAGAGGAGATGATGTGGTATCATTACAAGGAGATTTTGCAGCAGAAGCTGGATTTGGTATTGGAGCAGGACTCGGATACCGCAAGGAGTAATGACAGTTGGCAGAGCAACATATTAATACCAACATAACTGCGACGGCTAATTTTTCTAGCTTAACAGCGCAGTTACAGGGCATTACTGCTGAACTTATAAAGCTTCAGACAACTACAATCGGACTTAATAAAAACCTATCTAATCAGATAGGTATAATGAATCGTTCTTTTGCTGAGACACTAAGATCTACTGGTCAATTTGCAACACACTTTGTCACGCTAACATCAGACGTTGATAAGTTCGGAAAGAACCTAGACGCTGGAAGAATGAAGCTTAGCCAGTACTTTAATGTATGGCAAGGTCATGCAAAGAAAACAAATTCTTTAGTAAAAGATTTAGCAAAACAGCAAGTTTTAATGGAGAATGCAATTCTCCAACCACTAGGTAAAAATGCTCAAGGTCTTATGCAGTACAATGTGCATGTTGCACAAGGCCTTGATGCTATTAAAAATAAAACAGCATTAGCTAGACAAGAAGCTGCAATCCTTAATAAGGTTATGCAGGACGGTGCAAACCAACTTATTAACTGGGGTAAGAATACACAGTGGGCAGGTCGTCAGTTAACAGTAGGTCTAACTGTACCGATGGCGGCATTTGGATCAGCAGCTGCAAAAGCATTTAGAGAAGCAGATGCAGAACTTGTAAGATTGACAAAGGTGTACGGCGGATTAGGTGCAACAACACAAGAACAGCTTGCACAAGTTAGAGAAGATGTAAAAAATACAGCAAAAGAATTAGCATCAGCGTATGGAGTTTCATATAAAGAAACTATTGGATTAGCTGCTGATATTGCAGCAACAGGCAAAGAGGGAAAAGATTTAATAGCTTCAACAGCTGAAACAACAAGATTAGCCGTACTTGGTGAAGTAGATAGACAAGAAGCTATAAAAGCAACACTTGCAATTCAATCTGCATTTAAGCAAAATACAGAAGAGTTAACTCAATCAATTGACTTCCTTAACGCAGTGGAAAACCAAACATCAACATCGCTTGCTGATTTAGTTGAAGCAATTCCAAAAGCGGGACCTGTTGTTAAATCATTAGGTGGAGACATAAAAGATCTTGCTCTTTACTTAACCGCAATGAAAGAAGGCGGAGTAAATGCAGCAGAAGGAGCAAACGCAATTAAGTCAGCAATGGCTTCTTTGATTAACCCAACAAAAGTTGCAATAGGAATGTTTAACGATATGGGCATAGACCTGTCTGGTATTGTTAGTAGAAACGCAGGAAATTTAACAGCAACAATTCTTGATTTACAAGCAGCATTAGATAACCTTGATCCATTGAGCAAGTCTAGAGCAATTGAGCAATTATTTGGAAAGTTCCAATATGCAAGAATGTCTGCTTTGTTTGAAAATCTAGGTAAGCAAGGATCTCAAACACTACAAGTTATTGACTTGATGAAGGCAAGCACAACAGATTTAGCAAACATATCTGCACGAGAATTATCAGCAATGACAGAGTCTGCCTCTGGTAAATACAAGAGAGCATTAGAAACAGTTAAGGCTGACCTTGCAGCAGTAGGCGAATCCTTCTTAAAAATTAATACATTTGTACTTCAGACTATTGATGGAATTGTAAAGTTTGTAGATAAACTGCCTGGGCCAGTTAAAAACCTTTTGACATTAATGGGCGGTATTACAGCTCTAGCAGGTCCGCTAATTATGCTTACAGGTGTTCTTGGCAACTTCTTTGGATATGTTATTAAGGGAGTATTCCATTTAAAGAATCTATTTAAAGGCGGACAAGGATTTAAGCTCCTAACTCCAGAGATATTGGCTGCTTCAAAAGCTGGATCCTTATTAGAAACTTCTTTTTACAGCGATGCAAAAGCTACCGCAACATTAAAGAGTGCAGTTGAATCTCTTGCACAATCATTTGATGTATTAAAAGATAAAGCATTAGCTTCTAGCGTAGCAGTATCTCAATCTTTCAGCACAATGTCAGGAACTCCTTTAGTTCAAAGTCCAGCGGCAAGAGCTGTTGTTGGAGAAAGAATGGCGGATAAGGATCACCCATTAGTTGGAAAACCATATTCAAGACAGATGTCTCATTTAATTCCTGCTCAG